ATCACCTTACGGGCTTTTACAGAACGGTCTTCCAACACTGCTGGTAGATATTTTTCGAAAGCATTCTTCAAACGACTGGTCTGAACGCTCTCAAGTAAATTACGCATGACTTCTTGCTTTTCCCTGTTTAAGGGGGCTAGCAAATCGTCCAATGTGTTTTGACGCTCATTGGATTCTTTAATCACACGCAGTTCACGCTCTTTAGATTCAACGACGACTTTCGCCCTTTCGGTGAATCGGATTGCCTCTGATAATTTCTTATCCTTGTTGGCAATCAACGCATGTAACTTACGAACTTCGGCTTTCTCATTGAGGTGAGTAGCACCAAATTCTGTTGCATACGCTTCGAAGATACGACGACCAAAATTGTTCTCGCGAGCAACTTTGATGTCTTCTTGCAACTGGTTTAGTTCAGCCTTCAAATGACGGCTAACAGCAGAACTCATCTTGTTGGCACTTTCCTTGATGAAACGTGTCTTGAGAGTTTCTAACTTAGCACGAGCTTCACGCACTAGACGCACTTTTGTCTCTACGACATCACGCTTGTCTTTTGCGAATTCACTGATTTCTCGAGCCAATGCTTGCACCACAAAGCCTTCGAGTTTTTCAACTCCTTCGCTGTGCATTTTGCGGTCCTTACGCAGTTCACCAATCTCTTCAGCAAGTTTGCTAACCATAAAGCTATTAAACTTTGTGGCGCTTTCTTTCATCTTGCCTTGGAACTTGACGCGATCCTCAGCCAGTGCTTGCTTCTCAGCAGCCACTTGAGCTAATTCACCTGCCAGGCCTTCTGTTACCATCTTATCTAGGGCTTCTACCATTACTGTCTTGTCGTGCTGATAGCGTTGTGCAAACTCTTCACGGAGTTCTGCACGGACTTGTTCACGAGCCTCTGTCAGTTTGGATTCCCAAGCTTCGTTGAGTTCCTTACCGACATCTTCGTTGATCAAACCGCTGTCAAGCAATGGTTTAATGGCCTCAAACATGCCTTTTCTCCTTAGATTTTGAGATCCCGGATGAGTCTTTTAACTTCATCCTTCAGGTATCTCTGTACTTTGTTGTCTTCCCCTGCTTCACGTGCCATCTCCAGGATCTTATGACCATTCTTCATATTCATAAGACCTTCATAGATTGCTGTGGGATAAGCATTGGGTGCGCTGGGTTGGGCAACTACATCTATAGTGACGATTTCAAAGTCACTTACATGTCCTGTTCTGTCATCTACATTACCTGAACCACGACTGCTGACACCTAGCTTTACACCAGATGTCAGCAAGGTCTTGATCAACTCCCCCATGGGAGTGGGCAGGATCTTGAGTTTACCACAACCAGCGTGTCCGTCCATCCACATACCTTCTACGGTATGACACACACGATCCAAGTTAATCTTGAGATCGTCTGGATGATCCACTTCACCTAATACGGAGTTACCGTCACGGATTTGCTCGTTGATAGTTTCCACTGCCTTGATGATTTCATGGCGTGGATAGATCCTTTCATTTGCATTCTTCTTATCACCTTCAATGCAAATGCCTTTGAGATAAAGATGCTTTTTACCACCAACATCCGCCTCTTCTAAGACTTGGATGTTGGCTTGGCTAAAAGTAAGATCTTCTCTTAAGTAGCGTGATGACATTCTCTAATTAACCCTTACGGCCGGGCAGTGGGCTCTTGGTGTTAACACCAGTAGCTTGTGCCAAATGTGGCTTGGTTGCGGGCTTTTGATCTTTCATTGACGCACCAGCTTTGTTCTGGAAATCACCAATAAGATCTTTGGTGGTTGGTGCTGGACGACCTTGTGCAACATCACCGGTTGAACGAACTGGCTTGCTGGCCATTCCGGCTGCACCTGAGTTAAACGCTACAGGACCAGCTTTGCCGTCGCCTTGCTCACTGGTCACTGGCTTTGGGGCTGCTTTTAAGCTGATGGCTTCCATCATGCCCATGTCGTCTGTCATTTCTTCGGTGTCGTCCATTTCAATAGCGTCGCCACCTTCGTCTGGACCCATCATGTCACCATCGGAACCCATGTCGTCACCGCCCATAGCAGCTTCAAACTCTGCCATCAGCTCGTCCAACTTGTCTTCTAGGTTCATGATGTCGTCTTTGGTAGCTGCTTCGCTGCTGCCCATGTCGTCCATGGCATCGTGATCAGCTTCCATGTCTTTGGTAAGGTCTTCACCATCTTCTTCAGCAGCATCGTCAAACGACTCGTCGTCTTCCATGCTCATTTGTTCTTCGGTCTCAACGTTGTCGATAAGGTCGTCGCTAGCATCGCCGCCCATCATTTCTTCGTCAAGCTCTTCTTCGGCTTCGTCGAGTTCTTCATCGGCGGCCTCGTCGAGATCCTCTTCAGCTTCTTCGCTCATGAGGTTTTCGTAAATCTCACGGCTTTTCTCCACAACGATATCATGGAAAAGTTCGCGAGCTTTTTGTTCTTCGTCATTGATGACGTATTCAATTAGTTGTTCGAAGCGGTTCATGGGGGTAAAACTCCTATAGGTAAAGTGTGCTGTTATTTACAACGGCACATCAAAACTGGGTGTTTTACCCTTCAAAACGGCTGGTTTTTTGAATGCCTAAATCAGGCTATAGGCTGAGCTGGAGGTTGATACTGTTGGCGTATCAGTTTGAGTTTGTCTTTGTATTCCACTGACCGGATGTCATTCATCTTGCGCAGTTTATTCAACTGGCGCAGAGTAAGACGAGTCTTACGCAGGTCACTGAGCTTGAGCTGGCTGTTGTCTTGCGACAAATCCTGATAAGCACCGGGCTCTTGATTGTAGATTTCTGTTAGCAGCATGACTTTATTTATAGCGTTCCGGGTTCTCCAGCACCCGGCGCTGCTGCTGCTCCTCCAGGTGCTGCCGGTGCTGCACCAGGTGCCATGCCTGGCGCTTCCATACCTGCCACTTCTTCACCAGTCTGGATATCTGATTCCATACCACCTGGAGTGATACCCACAGCTCGGAGATCACTGCCTGTTGGACCTTGTGCTTCAGGTTCATCGCGCTCTTCACGCCACATCTCTTCGTTCTCTTGGATCTCATCCTGTGTCAATCCTAAGAAGCGTTCCAACAGGAATCTCTTGCTCATATAAGGCAACTGTTCTAACTGTGCAAACGCTGTGATCCTGGTGTTGTCCAACTCGCTTTGACGATAGCTGGCAAAGTTCTGTGGTGCATTGAATGTCAAATTGAACAGGCTTGAGTCAATGTTAAACCCGCGCCACTTCAGAAACATCTTGAATTCGTCATCTAGTTTCTGCACGATCAGTGCCTGCAGACGCTCGCAGTACTGATTGAATCTGTACTCTTGTATCAGTGCTGTGCCTACTTTTCCGTCACTTGTCACACGGTCTGAGTCGTCTGGTCCTGTGGGCAAGTAGCTACTTGGCACACGCAGGCCACGGGCCATTTTGTTATTAAAGTATTTTAAATCGTCAATTTCACCTAGATTAGCACCACCGGGCAAGGTAGTAACATCGCTTCCACGTCCGTCTTGTCCTTGGGGAAAGAAGTAATCTTCCCCCACACTCAATGGGTTGTAACTGGCATCCATCATGTTGTTTCCGCCACCTGTCACAGTGGGAATACGGCGCTGATGCATCTCATTTTTCACACGTTCCACAAACTGCATGGCCAAGTGTGACGGCATGTTACCCACGTCAATCTTGAAGATTCTACGCTCCGGAGCACGTTGCACACGATAGATCAGAATGGAATCTTCAAGCAACTGCTTTTGCTTGAACACCATGTAGATGTTTTCCAGTATGCTCTTGCCGAATGGCCAAAACGTATCCAGGCCTTCGTTCAAGCTCATATGCACCACGTGTTTGGCATCCAAACACACTTCATTCATGGCAGTCATGAAGCGGCTGTTGCCCACACCGCCACCCATGCCACCATTGGGCATGGTGTAGTTGGCGTTGCCTGATATGCTGCCTGTCACAGGGTTGGTCATGTAGTCCGTGGTGGTCTTGGCGGCCACAGTCATGTTCTGGAAGTTGGGATTGATGTCGCGGATCACATACTGCTCGGGCCGCTTGCCTTCTGATTCGTTAACGATCACACGGGCCACTTTGCTCATGTCCACCCAGTACATCTCAAATGTTTCTGGATCACGCACAAACACTTGATCACCATATTTGATGGTGTTGCGGAACAGTTTGAATATGCGCTGGTCCAGTTTGTTGAGCTTGACCCATTGCTTCATCTGTTTGCGGATGATTTCAATCTCGTGGTCTGTGGGTTTGTCTTGATAATCGATGTCAAATGGCGTGCCGTTTTGCTCGTTTAGCTGTGTGCTAAACTCTGCTATGATGTCCAAACACGCATTGATTTCTGAGTCCATGTCCATGTTTTCGTACTGATTGTAACGCTCAACACGGTTGGGATGGCCGGAATAAACCTCAGGTAATCTGCTGGCATAGTTACGAAACACAAAGTCGTTGGTGTTGCTGCCTGTGCCATCGTTCTTGCCGTAACCAGGCATGCCAAACTGGTTTGTACCAGAGATTGGGCTCATCACACCTGATGTATCTGCTATCTTGAAATACTTGCGCCAGCCGGGTTTGTTATCTGCCATAGTTGTTTATTTACCGTTAGTTCTGCGCATAAGACAGCATCTTGTCGTTGATGTCACCGTTGCGCTGTGTGGCGCGGCTGATCTCATCCAGCTTCATCACACTCTGTTGCAGCAGGCCACTCATGCTATCTAATGCTCTGGTCAAGTCATTCATGGGTGTGATGCTGGCTGGTCCAGTTATGAGTTCTGGACCTGCTTCGCCTGCTATACCAACTCTGCCTGCCCCTAACTGGCCACCTTCGGCAAACGCAGGAATCTGAGCATGTATGTGTCCACCTGTGGCACCGGCGCTGGGGTTATTGTATTCGTCAATGGCTAAACTGGCACCAGAATCTCGCAACCACTGAGTGATAGCACGTCCGGATTCTATGCTGGGTTTTTCGCCCAGTGCAAAATCCAGTGCTAGTCCTTTGGTGTGCTGACTTGAAGGTGCTTTTTCGTTGTGGAACTTGTCGTTGAATGCTGTGAATCCTGCAAAGCCTGGCACACCCGATTGTATCTGTTTGGCCAGTTCAATCAAGCTAGGACTGATACCTGCCCCTTCGGTTTGGGTATCTTTGGATCTAATCATGAGACCCATCTGTGCTAGATCGCCTTGACCCATTTTGGTCAGCCCTTGACCACCGCCCATTCCTGCTATGCTGCGAGCAGCAGGTAACTGCAATCCACTGCCACCTCCTCCACCACCACCACCACCAGAACTTTCGTTCATTTGGTAGTTGATCAGCTCCATCTGCTTTTTTTCGTAGGTGGTCCTAAGTTCTATGTAGGTTTGATAGAACTTGCTGTAGTCTTTGGCACGTTTAGCATCCGTGTCTGTGATTTTTTCAATCTCTATGGTGTCAAGCGTAATCTCTTTCACAGCTTTTTCAATGCGATCGCTTTGTCGTAAGGCAGCACCTGTGGTACCCGTTAGTTTACCAAGTGGCACGATATCGCCTGCGATACTAGGCACAAATATTTCAGGACCTTCTTCGCCTACAAGGTAAGGGGAACCACGGCCTACTGGACCACCATCGGCACGAGCTTCTAAATCTTCGTATTTGCGTTCTTCTGAACCGGTTGCTCTAGCTTCTAGGTTTTTCCTATACATGCGTTGAAATCTCTTGAGCTGCATTTCATTGTTGCGCTGGGTCATCTCTGCATTGAGTTTTTGTTCTTCTTCAGCTGTAAGATTGCTGTAACCTTTGTTTGCAGCATCTTCTAGATTTTGATTCATGTTTGTCTGTGCAGGAGCCACTTCAGTGACCTTGGGTTCGCTGGTAAGGAACCAAGAAAGTTTTTTAACTATGTTTGTGACTATGTCGTAGAGTTTTTCAAAACCTGTTATCAATAAATCGTTGGTGTCCGAAAGCACTTTACCGCTGCTAATGTAAGTCTCCATGCCTTGGTTTGTCAGCTTCTGTAATCTAAGCGCCTGATTACGGGCTTCGTTTTCAAGTTTGGCCATGTCCTCGGTGGTTTTGTCACGCTTTGCGGCATCTTTGACTGCTTGCTCGTAATTTGCATTGAGATCATTTTGTGCAGCAGTTGTCATTTTCAAGCCTACTTGGTAACTACCAAAGGTTGGTCCAAAGTTGTTCATCAAGGCTTGACCTTCCATCTGCTTTGTAACTTCTGCATAAGCCTCAGCTGATTCTTGAGCGGCTGCTACAACTTGTTTCTGCGATGTAATTTGTCCAGACATGAAACGGTTGGCTATTTCCGCAGTTTTGCCGTTGTTAGCCATGAATCCTTGTTGAGCATCTTCACTGCTGCCAATGAATCCTGAAAGACTATCTGCAAATTGACGACCAGCTTTGGGGTCAATGGCATACATCATAGCATGATAGTTCTTGGCTGCATCTGCGGCGTCTTTGCCTTGTTCGCGCTGTATCTTTGAAATGGCTGCCGCAAACTGTTCTCGGCTCATGGCTTCGTCTAGAGATTTTTGTTGTTCTTGGCGATTCAAACCAGTAATGCGTGTTAGTTCATCAGTTTCTTTGATGTACTTCATCACAGCAGTACTGCTGGTGTCCATCTGTGTTTTGGTGCCCATGGTCAACAAGCGTTGTTGCTTGAGGTAACCCATTGTGGCTTCAGCTTGAGCAGTTCTATCCAGGCCCATCAGCTCCATCTGCACACGTTGTTTATCAGACAACGATCCCATGGTATCTTCAAAGGTCTTACGTCCTTGAAGCACAGTACCACTGAACAAAGCTAGATCTTTAGAGTTTTCGTTTACTAGTTTTAGATACTCACCAAACTTTTCGGTACCTAGTCCTACCTTCATCAGCCCGTCGAACACATCCTGCATGCCACCGGCAGCACCAGCTTTTGCAAGACCTTGGAATCCTTTGTATATCTCATCTGTTTGTTCAGCAACGATCTTACCGGCTTCTAAAAACTTACCAGCTAACAATCCTATTCCAGCGATAAGTCCTTTGACCAGAGGGCCACCTGGAACTAATAATGCTAGGAATGCACCAGCGTATTTGGCTGATTTTCCTAACTCTCCAAGAGCAGCAGCATTGGCTTTGTTGGCACTTCCGCCTTCATAGAGAACTTTGTTGTAACTCACAAACGCATCGGCTAAACTGCCCATAGCCGACGTAGCGGTGTTCATCTTCGTGTTGAAATTGGTGATGCCCGTTTTAGCGTCAGCCAGCTTGTTAGCTGTTTCTGCACTTAATTTGCCAAACATCTGCAACTCGTATGCAGCTTGTTGGATTATCTGGGCATTATCTTCTGCTGTGGCCATGTGTTGACACCTATAAGTAGAAGTATATTTATAGGTGACCAATGACCCAATCCGCTAACCCACTCCGCGCTTTTTTCCGTCAACCAGCTATCTACATACGCTTACCCAGCGATGGACAGTTTTGGCCCGACGGCAGCTTAGAAATACCACCAAACAAAGAAATCCCTGTGCTGCCCATGACAGCCATTGACGAAATCACTTATCGCACACCTGACGCACTGTTCAACGGCGCGGCCACAGTGAACGTGATCCAGAGCTGCATACCCAGCATCAA